CGGCGAGCCTAACGAGCAGGTTGGCATGGCTGAAACCAAGCTTGCAGTCACGCTTCGAGGCCTTGGTGCTGAGGTCCACCTTTGCCGTGTGGGTAGATTCGGCCCTGGTAAGGGCAATAAATACGCAATTGATGATCACTTGCTTGGTGGGGGTAACCTTGGGCAGGTGCTTACCACTACATCGACGGTGATGAACGGCATCGACACGCTTGAAACCAAGCTGTATGAGTTCAAAACGCAGTACGCTTTATACAACGGTGACGTGATTAGACTCAAGGATGGCTTAATCCTAAACTGGAATAAAGCAAGAATCGACTCGGCACAGCATTACTTCATACAAATCATACAAAAGCAAAACGGCGCCACCTCATCTAAAGAGGTGCAACTCATAGATGAGTACAAGAAATGGGCTAGGTGCTGTAAACTTGATCATGTTGGCATGTATCCTGAGCACCAAGGGCTTCAAATCACGCCTAATAGATGCTACAACCTCTTCAAAGACTGGGCTTATGAGCCTATACCCGGGGATCCGGCGCTATATCTTGAGTTCTGCAACTACTTTTTTCAGGCCGAGCCAGCTTTTGTAGACTACTGGCATGATTGGGTAGCCAATGTCGTGCAATACCCTTGGCGGCGTAACAACACAACACCACAATTTATCCACGACATGGAAGGTATGGGTAAGTCGGCCATACCAGAGTTTGTAGCTGAGATGCTTGGGCTTGGTGAGAATGCACCTGCTGCTACGTTGGGGCCAGACGACTTATTTGGCAACTTCAACGGCGCAATGAAAGGCAAAGTGTTTGTTGTTGTGAATGAGCCTTCATCAGATCGTGACGACCACTCAGCAAAGCTAAAGAACTTAATCACCGGCAAGGAAATCACGATCAACAACAAATATGGCGCGCAATACACTGTTAAGAACTACGTGAATTATGTATTCACATCTAATAAGCCTTACATTACTCATATGGGAGCTTCTTCGCGAAGAGAAGCAATCTACAAGTGCCCAACATTCAGTCAACAGGACATACTAGAACGTGTTGGTGCAATGATGAAGTGGGCACGTGCCAACAATGGCTCAGGCTTTTCGGCTGTGCTTAATTGGTATATGAGTCGTGATCTTAGTGGATTTGATCACTACGCACCAGCGCCAATGACCAGCTATAAGCAGGTCGCCATCCAGTTGTCAAAGACACCTTTGGAATCCTTTGCAGCCGACCTCGCCGCGTGGACTGATGAGCATCTGGATGGCATAGCGGCATTCACTCCGGCGCAACTATCTGTGCTATGCGAACGTTGGGGCCATGATAACCGCGCCAAAACGCAATACATTCGCAAGGCGCTACAGCCGCATGGGGACATAGAGCCAAGCAAGCTTATCAAGGTCAATGGGAAGGCATCACGCTATACGGCGTTCATTACACGTAAAGGGCAGGTAACAGCTCCGCAGGTAACAGCAGCAAAAGCGATCAATTGGCCGCTGATTGTCACGAGTACAGAGGGTGCTCTTTCACGGGAAATTGAGAACAATGGGACATTCTAACTGTTACCTGTTACCTGACTGTTTCCCGATAAGTTGTTGATTCGATTGACAAATAACATGGTAACAGTAGGTAACAGTATAAATATAAAAGATATTTTAATATATATATATATATCTATACTAGAGTTTCTGCCTACTGTTACCTGTTGCTGTTACCCGTGGGATCGAAGGCAGCAGTTTACAGACTTTTGCAAATGTGTTTACAATCCGCGACATGGCAACAAAGACACCCTCCAAGAACGGCAAGTTTCTCGGTCGTCCCACAAAGTACGATCCTGCGCTTGTCCCGTTGATCGAGCCTTTAGGCAGAGCCGGCAAATCACGCTGGGCTATCGCATCAGAACTCGGCATCACGCCCAGCAATCTCGAGAATTGGGAAGCTGTTCACGAAGATTTTCGGGCCGCCTTGGCAAACGCACGACAAGATGCGCTTGCTCACTGGGAACTCCTCGCCGAGACTCACATCATTGAAAACCCTGGCGGAGCGAGACTGAACACCGGACTTTGGTCGCGGTCAATGGCTGCAAGATTCCCAGAGCAATATCGTGAGAACGCCAAAGTAGAAGTTGTGGGCAAGAATGATGGGCCCATACAAGTAGACCACGTTGTGGACTTTTCACAGAGCCTGATGAATGACCTTCTGGCTGCAAGGCAAGCGGATGACAAGCCAAGTAGTTCTTGACATTCTCACCAAGCGACTGAAGTCAGGGCCTGACCTCAACCTGCTACCGCCTGAATACAAGGCGGCAATGAAAGCTCGAGTTAAGTGGCTATCCATCGCACTATCACACCAACTTCCTCCTGCAGGCGCAGACTGGACGTTTTGGCTATTGCTCGCAGGTCGAGGCGCAGGCAAAACTCGATCAGCAGCTGAGGCGACGTGGTGGAATGCATGGTCATTGCCTAACAGTCGTTGGCTCGTGTCAGCGCCTACATCCGGCGACATACGTGATGTGTGCTTTGAAGGCGATTCCGGTCTTATGAGTGTGATACCAAACGAGCTTATTAGCTCATACTCACGTTCTTTGCATGAGATTAAGTTGATCAATGGGTCAGTGCTCAAAGGCATTGCGGCTTCAGAACCTGAACGATTCCGCGGACCACAATTCCATGGCGGCTGGTGCGACGAGCTTGCTGCATGGGAATACCTTGATGAGGCGTGGGACATGATTCAATTTGGCCTGCGATTAGGCGTTAGGCCTCAATTGCTATGCACCACTACGCCAAAGCCAAAGCCGTTGATAAACGACTTGATTAAGCGCAATGGCAAAGATGTTGTGTGTACTACTGCAAGCACATACTCCAATCTTGCCAACTTGGCGCCTACGTTCCGTGCTCAGATCCTGCAATATGAAGGCACGCAATTAGGTCGCCAAGAGATTCACGCTGAGATACTTGATCCAGAAGAGTCAGGCATCATTAAGCGTGCGTGGTGGAAGTTGTGGTCCAAAGACAAGCCGCTGCCTGGGTTTGAGTACATCGTGATGAGCCTTGACACAGCGTTCACCGAAAAGTCTGTCGATCGAAAGAATCACGACCCAGACCCCACTGCATGCTCAGTGTGGGGCATGTTCCGGCATGAGAAGAAGCCTAATTTCCTTTTGCTTGATTGTTGGGAAGATCACCTTGGTTTGCCCGATTTGATTGAGCGTGTGAAGAAGGAATACAAGGTACGCTATGGGGATGATGACACCAAGCCAATGATTGCGCCATTGGTAGGACCTAGGCAATCAATGTTTGGCGGACGTAGCCCTGACTTGCTCATCATTGAGGACAAGGGGTCAGGCATCAGCCTGCGCCAAATGCTGGCTCGTGAAGACTTGCTGTCATACCCATACAACCCGGGGCATGCAGATAAGCTACAGCGACTTCACGCTGTTTCACATTTATTCGCACATGGGCACGTTTGGGTGGTAGAATCCGAAAAACGACCGGGGCAGCCTCGCACTTGGGCTGAGCCCTTAATGGCGCAGGTTTGCAGCTTTCATGGTGAACGATCGATTAAGCATGATGATTATGTTGACTCAACGACACAGGCATTGCGACTCCTTGCAGACCGCAACCAAGTCTCTGTCACACGCGAACCTGAAGAACCAAGATCTCGTAAGCCAGTGGTTGAACGTTACAACCCATACGCCGCATAAAGGATAACACATGGCCGACAACGACGACACAATGGAAGAGCAACTTGGCGAAATGATGCCAATTGAAAATGATGATGACGATGTGAAGGATACCGACGACGGCGGCGCAATGGTCAAGATAGGCGATGCTGCATTGCCCGGTGAGTCAGAGTTTTATGCCAACCTTGCTGAAGACATGCCTGAAAGCGAACTTGCGATTATGGGCTCAGACCTTTGCGAACTGGTTGAAAAAGACAAAGAGGCTCGTAAGCGTCGTGATGAGCAATACGAAGAAGGCATTAAGCGCACAGGCTTAGGTGATGATGCACCCGGTGGTGCGGCTTTCACAGGTGCATCAAAGGTTGTACACCCCATGCTGACAGAAGCATGCGTTGACTTTTCAGCTCGTGTGATGAAAGAGATCTTTCCACCTACCGGCCCAGCTCGCCAAGACATCATTGGCAGCGTGACAAAAGACAAGTATCAAAAGTCAGAGCGCATTACTAAATTCCTTAATTGGCAAATGACCAAACAGATGCCTGAGTTTAGAGCAGAGCTTGAGCAAATGTCTACGCAAATGCCGCTATCAGGCGTGCAGTACATTAAGCTGACATGGGACCAGCGCCGTAAGCGGCCTTCTCCTATATTTGTTTCGTCCGACGACATTCTGTTGCCGTTTGCAGCTACAAACTTCTACACTGCCGAACGCAAGACGCATGTGCAATACATTACAAAGTTGGAATACGGCCAGCGCGTAAAGACAGGCATGTATCGCGATGTTGAGCTAACGCCTGAGCCGCATACACCTGAAGTATCCAAGTCAGAAGCAGCCAACGATAAAATTGAAGGCCGCAAGTCTGATGCATACAACACAGATGGTTTGCGTACAATTCTTGAGATTGCTGTCTTTTATGATGTAGAAGACGACACAGACGGCCCAGCACCATACGTCATCTCGGTAGACAAGAGCACACAAAAGGTGTTGTCAGTCTATCGCAACTGGGAAGAAGACGACGAGTTGATGGAAGAGCTAGTGCACATCATCGAGTTTCCGTTTGTACCATGGCGCGGCGCTTACCCCATTGGCCTCACTCACATGATTGGCGGCTTGTCAGCAGCGACCACTGGTGCGTTGCGAGCCTTGCTTGACTCAGCGCACATTAGCAATTTCCCAGGCCTGTTAAAGCTTAAAGGCGGTTCTGGTGGTCAGACAGACCGCGTTGACCCAACTGAGGTGCATGAGATAGAGGGATCGTTTGGGCAGGATGATATTCGTAAGGTGATGATGCCTATGCCTTTCAACCCACCATCGCCTGTGCTGTTTCAATTGATGGGCTTTTTGATTGATGCTGGCAAAGGCGTGGTGAGGACTACCTTTGAAGACTTGTCTGACAGCAACGCTAATACGCCTGTAGGCACTACACTGGCTCGCATGGAACAAGGCATGACTGTGTTTTCAGCCATTCACATGCGAGTGCATGATGCCATGGCGCGCCTGTTAGGTGTTTTGTACCGCATCAATCGCTTCTACATGGATGAGCAAGAAATTCGTGATGACGCAGGTGAAGTGCTTGCTTACCGCAAAGACTTTGAAGGCCCCATGAACGTGGTGCCAGTTTCTGACCCTAACATCTATAGTGATACACAACGCTTTGCGCAAGTTCAAACAATTGTGCAACGTTCGGATTCGCACCCCGGCTTATACAATGCGCGTGAAGTTGAAAAGATGTTGCTTAAACAGCTGAAGGTGCCTGATGGCGAAGCGTTGCTTATGCCACAACCTGAAGTAAAAGAAATGAATGCGGTCAATGAGAATGTGGCAGCAAGTATGAGTAGACCTATTGCAGCATTTCCAGAACAAGATCACCTTGCGCACATTCAAGTGCACCTTGACTTTATGACCAGCCCAGTGCTTGGCGCAAGTAGAGTAGCGGCACCAACTGTAATGCCTATCTTACTTGAGCATTTGCGTGAGCACATGGTGTTGTGGTATGTTAGCCGCATGGTGGACGTGGCTTCAGAAGCCGCTGGTCAACCTATTGAAAAGTTGTTGCTTAAAGCAAGCACTGAAGAAAAGAAAGCGTTTGATCAAGTCATGGCTGCAACAAGTCAATCAGTTATTGAAGAGGTTAATCAGTCACTCCAGGCCTTGCCCCCCATCATTGAACAAGCGGTGCAGTTGCTGCAATCCATGCAGCCACCTAATCCTAATGACCCAGGCACAGAAATCGCCAAGCAAGAAGTTGCACGCAAACAAGCAGCTGATCAAGCCAACATGGCTGTCAAGCAAGCGGAGCTTGCAGACAGACAACAAGCGCGCCAAGTTGAAATGTCCAACGACGCGCAACGCGCACAACTTGAATTGCAACGCGAACAAGCACGTCAGCAAGGCGAGGACATGCGCAACAGAGATGACAACGAAACCAAGATCTTCGTTAATTCAGAAGACAACCAAACAGCCAAGCAGTTGGCTGCACTTGAAGTACAGAGTGGCGAAAAGATTGCGTATTCAACTGGCACAGGCATCAACCCCAACCCCTAAGGAGCTATCATGGAAGCATTGAGTTTACACAAACAAATGGCAATGGGTAAAACCTACCCAACATCCTG